ATGATTCTTCGCCGTTTCTGCGGGGTCAACTCGTACATGTTCCCATCGAGCTGTTCCTGGACCATCGCGCGTGAATGTTGTACGGCATCAGGCCGGTTCAACCCGTGAATGATAATCGGACTAAACTGCCTAGCGGTCAACGCCCGAAGATCATCGAGGAGAATCGCCGTGCCGCTCGTAATCGTTGCGCCGGATTTCAGACCTACGGATATGATGGCGTTCCGCGTTGAAGTCGCAGCGGCAAACGTCAGTACACACGCCGTCCATTGGTTAGCAACGAGTGCCGGGAGATCGAGCGTCTCAGACGGAGAAGCGCAAGAAGCGTCTTCGTCCATGACAAACTTGAGAGCACCCGCCACCTGTGTAGCCGAGGATTTGACCCAGAGGCAGAGATGTGTATACGCCGATAGGTCAAGAGCCACAACCTCGGTAGCGAGCAGATTCCCCGTCGCGATGTTCGCGCCTGCAACCAAAGACGCAGACCCCGATCCGACCATGTAGTCCGACGAGTTGAGACTGGACGTTATGTCCGCATGCGAGGACTCATTCCATGCGTCCTCGCAATTCTCAACCGTCAGAGACGTATGCCCTAACCAGATGCTCACGATACGATCCCCGCCCACTCACTCGATTTGATGACCTTGGTCATCGCGTAGCGCATCGTTGCCGTGTTCTCCATCCCGCTGGGGAGCGTGTAGACATTGAGCGGATACATGAGCCCGCTCATTGTGATAACCGTTCCATCGGCGAGCGTCATCACATTGTCATCGGTAGCGACAATCAATGACCCCATGAGAGCCAACTCCGTGTAGGTCTGGAGACAGTCAAACTCCGAGGTCAGACGGATTGTGTTGTTTCCGATGTTTCTTCCCAGTCCATCCGAGGTCATGTTGCACTCTGCGATGAACCGTGCATTGTTGTACACCCCGGGGTGCGCCGGAGACCCCGTAGGATCAACGGTGATCGTCGTCACGCCTGCGGGGAATTTCGTGGCTGCACTCCAGGTGTAGAGCACGTCCCCTGCATCCGGTGTCCCGTCCGCCGCAGGAGTATCGAGCACGTCGGCAAGGTCCTCGAGCGAGGCATGAGCAAGAAGGAAGTTATGCACCGCCCGGACTTCGATGAATCTGTTGCCGCCGAAATCCGAGGAGGAGTCGAACCTCCAGCCCATCCCGAAATTCCCCTTGAACGTCGTACCGTTTTTCGCCGTGATCTTGTGTGCGAGGTAGGCATTGCCGAGGTTGTGCAAGAGCTCAAGCACGGTCGTCTTGTCCGTGCAAAGCATTTTTGCCGTTGCTTCGAGTTTGCACCAGGTCGGACGGTTTTCGCCCGCCTCCCCGGAAAGTCCCTGCATAACATCGACGCGGACGCTCGCATCAGCCAGAGCACCGAGAGAGTAGTACGCATCGTCGGGAGTTTCGTCGATTCCCCATTTGACTTTCCAGGACTCAACGCCTCCGCCAAGAATGTTCGCGCGTGTGATTGCCATTTGATTCTCCTATTGTTCAAACCATTGGATATGTAGCATGTTTGTCGTGATGTCCTTGCGGACCTCGTTGGCGTAGAACGTCATTGTATCAACCCCGTCTGTGATCTGAGTCCTTGCAAGGACCTTGACCCCGGCATGAGACCCCGAGGATTTGATCGAGAAATAATCCCGCTCGTACATCCGACGCTTACGATAGGTCAGGTTGTACCAGTAAAGTCCTAATGCTCTTTGCAGAATGTGCCCGGTCGTTACAGACTCGTAATCAGGGGTCGAGTAGTTGTAGAAATACGCGCCGTTCATCGGGAGGCCTGTAATGATCCCCGCCGCGTCATCGAGATAGTACAGATACTCGTAGTCATCTGCCGTTGAGTCTGCATGATAGCAGACGAATGAAAGTGCAAACTGAAGATCGAACTCCTCGTTGATTCCTTCGTAGGCATATTCCTGGGGGAGGTCTTTGTCCTGCCTCGCCCTTGAAATCCCTATCGACCGGGGGAGCATGTAAGCCGCAACGCTCTGAAGGGATGAGGCCAGTCCTCCGTCTAACGTGATCGTACTCCCCGCGCGGCCCCTTGTCAGCAACTCGATTTTGTGCCTCGATGTAGCAATGTCGTAGTAGTACCTCGGATAGTACGCAAAGTGATTGCAGAGATGACCGAGCAAACTCAAGATGCTCCCGAACCGGGTCAGTAGGCACTCTCCGTCTGCGGTGTCCCAGTATGGCGTATAGACCCAATCCGGCCCGGAAGCTGTGCCATAGTTGTCCTTGATGAGTATGTATATGCTCTCAACATCGTAGCTTGTTGAGTCGTACATTGGTCTCACGTCGTGAGTATCGAGCGTGAGTAAAGACGTTACGTATGTAGATCCAAGTCCTTGAACGACCGCCTCACGGAAAAAATCAGCGAGAGAAACAAACTGCCTGCATGATCTTTGGGACTGAGTTGATCCTACGGTAGCAGCCGCAACTCCGTCGTCGTGGAATGAGTTACCCGCTCCGGCCGTGATGAATCCCTGATCCGGTCCGCCCTGAGTCCTGTAGATCGCGTAATTGGCCGCGCCTCCAATTCCCGTCCATGACAGATCAATGTAGTGAGTTGCGTCAAGAGTCGTGGGGCCGTCCGTTATCACAAGCTCGTCACACCACACAAACTCGTAGTTTGTGTCTCTCACTGCTACACGATAACCGTATGTCCCTGCGGCTCCACCTGTGACCGTGTAACCAAGATCGGAAACCTGGGCCAGCAGGTTTTCGTCAACTGCATGAGTCGCAACAGCAGCGATGTATGTCGCCGCGTCTATCGCCTCAAGGAGCTTGAGGTTTGAAATGATTGTGAACCTGACGACCGGGCGTTTGTACGTTGACCCGCTGATGTACATTTCGTCCGTCTGTACCGTTGTCAAATCCACAACGCCCCAGAAAAGGAACGTATCCCCCGAACCTTCGTTGAGGTAGAACCTCAGTGTCGGAAGCTCAAGATCAACGGATTGGGTGAAAAGCTTAAACCAAAACCCTTCGGCATGTGTCGAATAGTTCTCCGCAACTGTGAGTTGTACGGACGGCATTTCGATTGTGCCCGATTTGATTTCGACCCTCTCTGAAAACTCCCCGATCTCAAACGGCCCCATGCTTCCGGGGTTTGTTAGACTGATCGTATCGGCGTAGTCCAGCCGTACGGTCAGAGTTCCCGTCGGGAGAGTCATTGCATCAAATGTCATAAACGTGCGTGCCATCTATCCGCCTATCAGCATACCGGACCTGACCTGTTCAGCCCGGCTCACCGTCATTGCCAAATCTCCGCCTTGAATCTTGAATACCCCCCGCCTCATGTCAGCCCTCAGTCCACGAATCTCACCCGACAGACCCCCGGCCCCGCTTGTTGATTCCACCGATCCGATTGCCGAGGAAGAAGCCCCGCCGATGAATGGGGCGATGAACCCCAGGCCGGGGATCATTGAAATGATCGAGGATATACCCCATTGTGCGAACCCACCAACGAGAGTCTGCCCGAGTTGTTTTGCAAACATCTCCAAAAGACTGTTAGCCTCTCCGAAGACATTTTCCCACGCCTTGCCGACATCCTGCTGGATCGTCATGGCTATGGTTGCAACGGAGTTGAGCATCGAGGATGTAAACACCCGCTCTGATTGCGTCAGGTCTTCCATCGCCAGTTTCGCCGGAGAGGCTTGTCCCCATGTCATGGGTTTAGCTGCGACACCCGGCAACTGTCCGGGGATGTTTGCCCCTTGCGCTGTGATGCCGGTGCTGACGCCCCACTTGCCGATTGCGCCGAACCGCGCACCGGGGAATCCTCCTCCGCCTCCTCCCGTCCCGCCACGGGTGCCTGTGATCGTCATTCCGTACTTCTCTTCAAAAAATCTCTCCCGCTCAAGCTGTGCTTGCCTACGTTGGATGTCAACATCAATCACCGCCTTCCCGGCGGCGGACATCATCGGCTCGTAATCCCCAATCATCATCCCTATCCCGCCCAGGATCTGATCCCATATCCCGACCTCCGGCGTTGCTCGAGCCGCAGCAGCCGCCTGACGGTTCAACCGTCCGAGCTTGCTCACCTCGCCGAGTTCCTCGCGTAATTTCAGGAGCTTGTCGGCTGACTCCTCCAGCTCTTTGTTCAACCGCTTGAACTCTGAGACGATAAATCCTACCGCCGCGCCGACAGCACCGGCGGCTGCAAGCGGACCGACCATGGCCAGAAGTGATTTACCAAGCTCGGCAGTTTTTCCTCCTGCTGATTGGGCTGCGATGCCGAGAGAATTTGTGGCAAACTCCATCTGTTGAAACGCGCCGAACGCCTGCTCAACTCCACCCGTCAGTCCCTCTATCCCAAACGCTCCGGCGAACAGCTTGACCGTCTGGGCGGACTCCCGCATCGTCCGGTCCCCGACTCTCTGCTGCATGTAAAACTGACGCAGAGCCGAACCGGAATTGAAATACGCCTCCTTGATCTTCCCCGCATCCCCCATCGCCTGAAGGTTCAACCCGTGAAGCTGATTCTTCAAGCGTATCTCTTCCGTCGCGTTCTTCTTGAACTCGTCGGAGCCGATCCTGGATTCCTTCCGGGCTTCTCTCGCAGAGCGCAGAAGTTTCTCAAGCTCCTTCTGAGTCTGCCCTCCACTCATCGTTACTTTGATCTCTACTTCAGCCATTTTTCACTTTCCACTGTTCAAAGCCCTTGAAGTGCAGCCACTCAATCGCCTCCGGGTACGTCATCTTCAACACGGCCTCGCGATCCCACGCCGAACTGCTGGAGAGTATGTACGCCAAATATTTCAGCTCGTAACCCCGAGGGAGGTCGGCCCGCCCGGAACCGAGCACGAATTTTCCGAAGTCGCGTTCGACCCGTCTGACACTTTCAGATTGCGTGCCAGACACTTGACGAAAAAACTGTCCAGCTCCTGCATGTCAGACGGTGCTATCCTGTCGCTCGCCAGGTCGCGCACATCCCCCTCAAGAAACAGCTCGCACCGTTGCACGGTCAAGTCCCTGTACAGCGTGTAGTCCTTCGCCTCGCGTGCCTTGACCATAGCCTTCTCAATATCCTCACACCTCAACAGGGTTTCCAGCGTAGCCAATTTTGCCGTGTACGTTTTCCCGTCGATGGTGATTTCCGCGCTCATTCTTTTCCGCCCTTTCGGTTTTCCGGTTCTGCGTTTAGAAACTCAACGATCATGCCGGCTGCCTCTTGAATGATTTCACTTTGGGTCTCATCCGTCATCACCATGTAAGGTCTGGCGGGGATATACGCTTTGTGCCCTCTCCCGGCCCACCCGCTGAACTGATGAATGGACGCATACGGAAGCCCACCGGTCGTTGCGACCATCGCCCAAAACTCCGACCCGTCCGATCCGGTCGAGGATTCAATCCCCTGGAGGAGTGCCCCACCCTGGTACAGATACGACGGCCCGCCGGATTTGAGCGGCTGCCATCCCGGAATACCGCCTCGGACAAACTGCTCCCTCACGCCGTCAAGCATGATCTGGGCAACGCGCTTTGCGACCTCGCCCCAGTCCTCAGGGTTTAGCTCCGGCATTGTCGCGTTGATTTCAATATCAAGCATCAGAACTCCCCGTCCTGCGCGTAGATTCTCACCCAGAACTCAAGCCTCACCTCACCCTGATTCCCCGGGTAGTACGTCGGACCGAACATATTCACACCCCTTTTCCCTAGGATCAGTTTCCGGTTCGAGGCAAGGTTTACATCCGAGAGCATGAGCGTGTAGACCACGCGCTTCATGTCATCCAAGAGATACTCCCCGTCGGTCTCTGACCCCGACACGGGCTCGGTTCCCGAAAAGCTCAGCGTTGCGTTGAAGCGTCCGAGGCAAACGACTTTGATGTCCGAATCGAACACCGTCTCATTGTCATCATGGGCGGTCATCGTTTCGTTTTCGAGGATGACGCAAATGTGCGTCCCCCCCGAAGTCGCAGCCGGGTAGAGAAAATGCTTGTGGACCTCCGGGTCGGTTCTGAATCCTTCGTCCGAGTCTATTGCCTCGAAGGCCGCAGCGATCCAGTCCCTCACCAGCTCGCGCCTCGAAGAAAGAATCGCCCCGACGTAGGAAAGCCGCCGTGACGAGTAGCCGAAATATGCGTTGGCATACGTCGTCATGGATAGATCTCAACCGTGAGCCAGAAAGCATTGCCGTTCGCAGCATCGCCAGCGTGGTTATAGCACTGGATCACAATCGTTGCCGTGCTTGCCCACCGGATATAAACGATGCGTGCGTCTGCGTACATTGACGTGATTGTGATTTTGGTCTTCGCAGCACTCGTAAGCACAGCGGAGCTAAACGTCAATGTGTACAAACCGATGTTATCATACGACGGAGTGATTGTCGCGCCCGTCGTATTCACCGCTGCCGTCGCAGCCACCGGTGCCTCTGCTGTGGATTGGGTGAAATATCCCTCATACGCCGTCACGCCGTAAATCTCCTGCAATGCGTCGTGTATGGCGTTGTGGTGCGACGCATGATTAGCCAGCGAGGTTTCGCTCGTCGCCGGATCGGCAGGGAGTGCGTCCACAAGCGTTTTGGTTACCGTTGTCATTGCCATCAGATGAGTCTCCTACCTGTATATAGCTACTCTGTACGGGAGCGAGTCCGCCGACGCTTTGATGTAGATGTGCGTCAGACCAAGTCCCGTATGCCTCACGGCATCGCCCGGACGCAGGATCATTATTTTGGTCGACGATGTGTCGTTATTGAATGCGTAGTACAACAGCGGGCTCCGGTGTGCGCTCGTCGTGTCGTAGTCAATATCAGCCTGGACTATCCGGTAGTACGCCGAGGAGAATTGGATTTTCTCCCACGTGGTCTCAAGATACCCCGACCCGTTCGAGGTCTGTACGACCTGATCCGTTATCTGACCGCTCGCAACAGAGACGACCAAGAAGAGAGCTGCAATCAGTCCCAGTCTCATACCAGCCTCCTGTGTCTGGACACAACCGCGTCCCACCGCCTCGCAAGGTCCTCGTACCCCGTGCTGCCGCCCGATATTGTCCCCGACTGAGATGAGAGACCTAACCGCCCGTCCCCCTGTCCGGATTCTTTCCACATAACAGCCACCGCCTCGAGCACGATTTTCCGAATGTCCGCAGGCACAGACTCTCTCGCTGTCCCGACCCAGTAATGGACCCGCGTATTTTTCTTCCCCCAGATGTAGACCGCCGGAGAAAGCAGTTGCACTCCCACAGCCTCGTCGTCGGAGATGTAGATATAGTCCTCGTCGTCGGTGAGGTCAACCCATGCGTCTGTCGGACTCTCCCGGTATTGCAGGTTGGCCAGCCGCTCAGCCGCCGACTCGCCGTAAAGAGCGTAGATCGGGAAATAGGTCGTCATCAAAAAGTCGTCCCTCGGGCCGTCAAGAATCTCCTCAACGTCCTGGAGGATGCACTTGTTGTGCGTCTCCGATTCCCACTTCCCCGACACGAGGTCGATGAAATCCTCAATCACCGTGTCCAGATCAGACGCACCGGTTGAGAGCTTGAGGTAGTTCTTGACCTCGTTCAGCGTTACGATCGACCGCGTTGAGAGACTCATCGTCCAAACCCAAACCTGATTTTGATGTTGTCAACTGCCGTAGGCACGAACGCCGCCCCGGCTACCATGCGCCCCCACAACCCCCCTTTAGGAACCGTGAGAGCAATGTCTTTCGACGTGAGGACTCTCCCTGTTCCAAGATCAACCGCAGACGTGAGCGCGATGTATCCAATCACTTTGTGCGCCTCGCTTGCCACAATAGCCATCGCCGAGGAGTCCTGACCCAGGGTGTCGGAAAATGCGTTGAACAACATGACCTCCGTGTTCCCGAGTTGATCCGAGTTGTCGGTGATGACAATGGAGTTTAAGGTCCTGGTATCACCCATCCCGGGATTATACAGAATCCTGAACGGCAGTCCGAACCAGTCTCCGTCTGCATAGGTCGTGTACAGAGCGACCACCCCGAAATTGAGCACCGTCACGTCGTCATCGGCCGGGGTCTCCGAGAGCACTACGTACGTCGAAGAGTCCGTTGCGAGTATCTGAGTTCCCTCCGGGATCATCGGTCCGTAGACCGAAAGCCCGGCGTAGAGATTCGCAAACGACGCGGTAGGCGCCGTCACCGTGTCATTGCCTGCCGTGACGGTACAACTGTCCACGGCCTCGGTCGAAATCGCCGGGGTGACTGTAACGAAATCTTGTGCCAGCCCAAGAGAGACGCACAGCACAAGCGCGAGCAAAAGCGTGATTCGTTTCATTTTGTTCTCCATGACTGACACTGTTAATTGATCCTCGGCCATAACGTCTCACCCGTAGGGGAGATGTGACCGCATTGCACATCAATCCTCGCCACCTGTTTGATCCCGTTCGCCCGCAAGTGGCGCATGAACGGCCCGTCCGGCGCGGAGTTGCCCCCGGTGAGAAACGAAAACCCCTCAAGAGCGGACCGATCCACGAGCAAACACCCCATTGCACCGCCTCCCACCTCAAGCGGACTCGCCGCCCTACGCAGTTTCTCCCACGTCAAAACGTTCCCGTTCGCGTCTGAGAGATTCGGGTGATCCCCGCCGTGCCTCAACCGGTAGACTCCCGAAACGACCGGAGCGTCAACCTCGGACAGTTTCTCAAGCGCATCCTCTGGCACGATCATATCAGACTCCACGATCCACACCTTGTCAAATCCTGCGAGCACCGTCAATCTCATCCTCTCGTACTGATGCTGTATATTCCGGTGGTCCCCAACCCAGGGATCGCCGTAGGGATTGTCATGGCTGAACAGCACGTCGCCCGGGCTTGCGCTTTGCCGGAGGATCGACTGCCACGACTCCGGGTGCAGGTGCAGATACGGGCAGAACGTTAACAGGCGCATGATGACCTTCCTTCGGCGCGTTGAATACCTCGGCGTGGCCACAACGAACCTCGCCTTCCATGAACTCGACATTCCGCTCCGTCACCCGGTAAACACCAAGACCGTCCGGCATGACAGACCCCGCATTGTGAGTCCCGTAAACGCTTGAGGCAACAGAGGTCTTGAACCTAATCAACATCCCAGGGTTTAGCATGATGACTCCATCTCGTTACACAAGAGGGGACGGGCGATCCCCGCCCCCCCTATGGATTGAATTAGCCCGTGGCCATTGTCAGACCCCGGAATGCCAGGACGTTTGCAACCGTCCCGCCAAACCGAGCCGACGCATGGAGCTTGAGCTGACCCGTCGATGCACCGGAGAACGGATCACGCATGACCGTCATCCCTCGGTGCTCGCAGATCACATACCCCGCCTCGAAGTTCCCGACCACAATCGGGATCAACGCAGCGGTTGCTGCCGGACACGACCCGGAGTTGTACACCGCAGCATTCGAGGCCACCAGATACCCCGTCCCCTGAGCCAACCCGCCATTACCTGCAGGTGTCGGGAGGAACGAGAAATCAGATGCCTGGAGTCCACGGATTGCAGCCTCGGTCGCAGGAGCCATTGTCCATGCGACCTTCCCGCCACGGTATTCAGCCGGGAGACTGTAGTAAAGCTGGATAATCTCCGGCCCCGTCACCGCTGTTGCAGATGCAGCCGTAACGCCAGCCGTGTGGCCGGTCGTCACGGTGTGAATCCCCAGAGCATTGCTCGTTCCATCGCCGATCAAGAACTCCTGATTCTCCGTCAGGGCGAGTCCACGAGCAATGTAGTTCTCCCACCACGGCACAATGTCCACCACGGAGTCTTCGATCAGCTCCTCCGCAATATTGACCGTCCGGGTGTACTTCTGGATCGACACGATCTTCTTGTCCAAGGGCTGAGCCGAGGGAAGGTCATACGACGCCTCCTCTGCCGTCACCACCCAGACCTCAGGTGCGATCTTTTCGACGGGCACCCACGCCGTCCGGCTCCCGACCGGAATCACCATCGCTCCGGCTGCCCGCGCAATCGAGAGCGGCTGACGCAACTCCCAGATGCGGTTGATGATCTCAGTCGGCACGAGTTCCTGCCCCTGATACTGCGTCCCGCCCAACAGATTGTAGTCTGTTTTGTAGGCTGGGTTCGCACGCAATCCACCGTTGTCACCGGTTTTGATCCAGTGGTTCATCGCGGTGTTCGCGTCGTCACCCTTCGGAGCCTTCAGGTTCAGGTTCGCCGATTTGATCCCGCCGTTGACCGCCGTTTTGTCGGTCGCGGCCTTCACCCCGTCCGCAACAGCAGCGTCGAAAGCGGCCTTGTCTTCGGCTGCTTTCTTCTCCGCTTCCTTGCGGGCTTCGAGTTCGGCGGCGACCTGATCGGTTACAGCCTTCTCCAACTCTTCCTTTGTCATCTCTACCTCGTTTGGTTTGGTTTCTGGTTCTGTTTCTGGCACCGCCGCGGCGGCATTGCTGCCCTCTGCCCCGGCCTCCGGTTCCAGTTCAATGTCTGATTCAATGTCAATGCTCTTGAGTTCTACCACGTTTTTGATGTCCGCAGGAGTCGGTGTGAGAGAAGCGTCCAACCCCAGGGGCCAGCGTTTGATGTGCGTCGCTTTCCCGACAACCTCACGTTCGACTAGATGCGGAGCCGATCCGGAAGACCAGCCCAAGCTTTTGATGGCCTTCTCTATCGCCGCCTTGTACCGGGAGTGATTGTACATGATGGCATCAATCAGGATACCCTCCTCCGCCAGGCTCAACGTCCCCTCACCGATCTGCTCCTTGACCTGTATCCGTTTCCCGGCGCGGCTCTTCAATGGGAGGGTGTGGTGGAAATACAGGGGAACCTTCGACACATTCTCAAGGCCGAAATCGGTTGAGGATGTGAAGTAGTCTCCGGTGGAATCCGGAGACTCGGGCCCGGAGAATCTCACCAGCAATCCCGTCAGGTGTCCGTTTTCACCAGCCTTGACCTCGGAGCCGTAAGCACACAGCATGTCATCGTTCATCGCGCACCTCGAAATATGAGTTTCACATCGTCCTCGCTCTTTGCGATTGCCAAAGCGTTAAACGTCACGCTCTTGAGTTCATCCGGCAATGCGTCTGATTCAAATTCGACTTGAGCAGCCTTCCCCTCCTGCAGCCGCTTGAGCGCTTTCTTCATCCACTTCTTCATCTCCGCCTCGGCCTGTAGCTGCGGCTTCGGTTTCACCGGGTCAGGCTTCACCGGGTCGGCTTGTTTCTCGTCCCACCTCTCGCCCTTGTACGTCTCTGGTATGTCAATCCCCAGCATCTCCGCCGCAAGGTCACGGTTCATCCCGGCAGCTACGTAAGTCGAAAACGCCTCCGCCCTCTGGTTCTCGTCCTCCTGCATCACCGTCAACTCTTCCGGAGCAAACGCAATCTCAACCCCGTACTCTGCCAGGAACGGATTGAGCACCGACTCCATGAACTCGCACCTCGGGAGGATTGTCTCCTCCGTGAAAATCTTGTACTCCGTGTCTGCTGTAGCTCTGTTTGCAGAGTCAGCCGTGAGGATCGTTTTGGGAATGTCGAATGCCCACGCGACATTCTCGACAGCCGTCAGTTTCACGCCGGGCAGGTCCAGCGTGTTGATCGGCGGAGTAATGATCGTCGGCTTTATCTCCCCCGATACGGCCACAACCCGAAACGCATTCCTGATCCCCCCGACCGCCCGTTTGAAGAATCCCTCGACCCGGTCTTGCTCGGCCTTTCCGACTCCCGGAGGGAGACTCAACGCAACAAACGGCATCGCCCCCGACTCAAAGAATTTCGACGCAAACCGCGTGACGTAATGCTGGAGCTGCGCCGATCCCAAAGCTACCTCAGTTGGGCACGTCCCGAACCCAATGTCGGAATCCGGCGCGTAGTCCCGGACGTAGAACATCTCCTCCTCGGACCACTCACGAGTCTGACCGTCAACGGATTGTTTGAACGTGAGCGATCCATTCCGGGATTTGCCCATTGACACCGTGAATGGATTGATGAACTGTATCTCTCCTGTAGCTCTCCCGGACTCGTTCATCAGCCGGACCGTGAAGCTCGCACCCCTGAGCAACAGCGCAGCCTCGGTCAGCCAAAGCCACGACCTGAGGGGCAGCGTGTCCTCAAACGGATACTCGTCAATCGGCTCGTCTGACCCCAGGGGATAAATATACCTGGGGACCCTGACCAACGCATTGCACCTGAGGCGGACCGCCCGGTAAATCAAGGGCACCGTGTTGAAAGCATCCGCCGTCGTGAGGACTCTGTTTTTGTGCTCGTAGACGTACTGCTCGAGCATGTAGGGAGTGATGACGGCGGTCTTGATCTCCAATGGCTTCATAGCTAGCACTCGAACAGTACCCTGAATCCGCTCCGATCCGATGCTGCTCTCATCGCAAGAGCGAGAGCCCAGAACCTATCGGCATGACCCTCTGCCGTCCGTTCCGCGTCGAACCTCACGTTATTGGCCGCCGTGACTGTACGACGGATGGAATGTATGTCACCGATCAGTTTCGGGTCGTCGGGAATCTGCAACCGCCTGGCCTCAAGCGCACGCTTCACGCCGATCACCATGTCGCGCTTGTTCTGCTCGTTGAACACTACGGCCTCGACCCCTGCAATGTCACCCTGTATCTGCTCTGCAAGCTGTGCACCAATCCCCGTCGCGTCAATCGCTATGCTCTGGACGTTGTACCGTTGAGCCTTGCTGACTATCGCCATCCTCTGCACGTCAAACGGCTGGCGGTCCAACACATCAACGTCAACAGTGTAGTGCATATCGTTTAGTTGTCCCACAGTGTATAGCACCGTGAGGTCTCGTTTTCGCCCGACATCAATACCGAGATGGCGTGCCCCGCTGTCCTCTGGACAGTCCCCGATTGCGCCTCGAATGAGGTCGTATGGATAGTAGGCCGATGACTCGTCGATGAACTCACAAAGGTACTCCTGTCGGAAGGACTCGTCATCCATGTTGCGTCTGAGGAGTTCAACGTCAACACAGAGTCCCGCGTCAACAGCGGCGAGGATGTTTGTATCATGCCGGGAGAAGTCTGGTCGCTCTTGCCAGCACTTGTAATACTCCCCCGATTGGCCCATAGGCGTAGACAGTACAGACAAACGATGACCACGAGTGACAACAGGCATACCCGCCTGGTAGATAAAATGGTCCTGAGGATGGTGGGAAAACTCATCGAGGTAGAGGTGTCCGGTGAAGCCGCGGACGGTAGCAGGGTTTTGGGCCAGCGAGAGAATTTTCTTACCGTTTGCAAATCCAAGCTCACCCCTTGCATCCGTAGTGAGTTTCAAATCCAGCCCGGCGGCCCTTGCTACGTCGACAAACCCGCGGCACTTGCTCAATACCTCCTGTGCGTTTTTCTCTGCGGCTGAGCAGATCAGGCAATCAACGCCCCGGATACCCGCCTCGAATACGCATTCAAACGCTATCGCCGTCGATCCGCCGATCTGACGGCCCTTGCGCCACACCCGCATCCGGCTCCGGTCCAGGATCCACGCCAGTTGGTAGCTCAGCATCCGGCGTTTGACCGTTGCCAAAAACGCGGTCAAAGCATTTGTCTGCTGCTCGGAGACCGATTGTCCCGGAGTGATCGACTTTGATCTTCTGGCCATCGCGGAACTCAAGCACCCTCCGGGCGGCATCCACGATCGACACGGACGTGCGGGCAAGGTCCGGTTTGATCTTCCCGGCCATCAGCTCCCGGTTGAGCTGTGCCAAATACACAAGCTGCCCTTCGGGGGTATCGAGTACGGCCCGGAGGGCAAGCCCGCGTTTTGCATATTTGCGTTTCTCGTTCAAGCACTTACCATCCTGAAATCGGGGCCGGCCACGGAACAGGTAGCCGTTTGTCAGACATTGTCGCTCCTTTCCGGTTCCTACCGGCCCGTAAAATGAAAAGGCCCGTCTCCCCTCGAGGGACGGGCTGAGTGAATCCTTAACCACTTATGTCAACCGGGTAACGTTGGCCTACGTCACCAACCCTATAATATACAAATAAAGGGTATCAACGCAAGCACTTTTTTTTGTTCACAACCCACCACAAACGATTCTCGATCACGCTTAGCCGGGCCCGCTCTTCCACCGTCTCGGGCTGGAGGTAAAAGGGGAGCGAGTGGATCCTCTCAACCCTCTCCCGGAGGATCGTTTCGTAGCACCACCGACAGATGTAGGTTCTGTCTTCATCGGCGTAGGACCCCACGGCATCCCGGCGGATCATGGATCGGTTACAGTACTGGCAGGTCATGTTTTGTTCCCGATTATGATTGCGACAGCAGCAGCCCCCGCGTTATTCTGCGAGTAGTAGTCTACGTCGGCCAATGCTTCGGCATCAGTCCTAACCCACCCGGCATCGGTGTGAGCATGACACATGATACGCGGGTTGGGTATCACCTGTATGTAGTCCAACAGTGCCACCGTGTCGTATACCCTGAACCATCCGTAATCCCTGGCCCGCCCGAATGGGACGGTAATCAGTATCCTCCCCCGGGGCCGCAGGACGCGGCACATCTCCTCAACGGCTTTTCGCGCGGTGCCGCTCGATGTAACACCGTATCCGTCCAGCCCTATATGTTCAAGCGTTGAAATGCACACAACCAAATCGAACATCGCGTCCGGGAATCCCATGTTACAAACGTCGTACTGTGCGGTCCAATCATAGACGCGGTGTACCCACGCGCGACGCGGTGCAGGATCAACGCCGACGAGGACGTTCTTTTTTTTGTACCTGGCAAGAATCCTGTAGTGACATTTCATGGCATGTGCATATCCAACATCGAGGATCGCGCCGTTGCACGAGCCGAGGAGATGCGTCAGATACCGCAGCTCTACCACACGCTCCGGGAGACCAAAACCAGACCCGCCGCTCAAAACGGCCCGGTAGATTTTACGATCTATCAATTAGCTCCGCCTCCGTAGGATGGACTCCATGATATTTTCTGATCGCAGGATCAATCCCCCCGGCACGCAAATCCCCCCGCTTCCTCGGGAACGCATAGTGGTAGTGGTAGAATGGGGCCTCGGAATAGGCGCAAATCCTCTGAGACCACTTCCCAAAATCCCGCCATCGCAAATACGGATTGCAGCCGTTGACGCTGTGCCCTCCGGCCCACGAACAGGTCGAACGACGATACATTTTGACTTTTGTATTTGAGGGATACCAATGCCTCCATTCGTCAAACGACCTCAACGTACGGACTCGCAATGTGTCCATGCCACCCCAAAACGTGAGCTGCGGGAATCTGACGAATGGTAGCCTTTCAAGCACACGGACGGGAAGCTCACCGATGAATTTCTCCCCAACAAGTTCATCGGCATCCATGTATACAATCCAGTCGCACAACGTCAACCCTCTAAACCTGTTTCGGATCTCCGCCTCGGGCCAAACAAACGGGGTTTTGACTTCCTCGTGGTAGACCTTCACCCCGTTAGACTCAAGAGTTTCAACTGTTCCATCGGTAGACCCGGTGTCGATCACAACAGCATCATCCGCCCACCGCCGCACGTTGGCACACCAGGCCCGGACAAACCGGGACTCATTGAGCATGGGCGCGACAGCACAAACCGAGGTCATCTATCTCTCCGGGCTAGAACATAGACGGCGGCCAAAAACACAGCCAGAACCATGAGAACAACATAGGCGTAAAATACTATCACCCTTCCCCCATCTGATTGATCTGGAGCAGAAGCCTGGCGTTGTCGTTCGTGAGGGCTTCGACGGTCTTGTTCAGGCGTTCGATTTCCTCCTTCAGTTCATCCCTCTCGCTGGTAAGCGTGATGGCGCAATGTTGGTGCGCTTCGCGTTCATCGTCCAGCGCGGCCTCGGCGTGCATGGCTCGATTCTCTGCCTCGTCCAACCTGCGTTTCAGTTCATCCCTCTCGTCTGTGAGAGCTTTAATAGTTTTGTCCAGGCGTTCGATTTCCTCACAGAGGGCCTCCACCTCGGCAGCCAGATGCACAACCTCATTCATCCATCTGTCTACTCCGTCAGCAGCCTCAAGCCGTTTCTTCAGTTCATCCCTCTCGCGGGTGAGGGTGGCGTTCTCGGTGGCGAGACGGTTGACCTCTTCTTCGGCGTTGGCCCGGAGGCCCCGTTCAAGCTTTGCATCAAATGACAATTGCGAAATGACCCCCCGCAATCGAATGGGGTCGTTCCGCAATTCTTCCATGTCTAGTATATCACTCATGGCTTGTCCTCGCATTGTTGGTCTGCTCTGTGGCAGACTGAGCCCGTTACAGTTGCGGCGCGTTAGGTGCTGGTCCACCCGCTCGATCAGATCGTTGTTGGGCTGGAGCATTCAGCCGCAACGGCTTCTTGCTTTTGACGAGATCCACCCGGGTTTCATCCACCCACTCCCACTCAAACGTCTTGTCGTCCTTCGACAGACCGGGTCGCTGGATGCCTACGTGGGCGCACCCAGTGAGGTATTCGGTCCTCCCCATTGCATAGCCCTCTATCCCCGTGATTTTATCACGCACATACGATCCGAGTTGTATCATTGTGTTTCTCCTGTTGTTAGTGTGTCACAATCTCCGTCTGCTCTGTGGTTACGGTTGCAACGGATCACTTGAACACCATCTTCATCTGTGCGCGTTCGGCGGCAATTCGCTTCTCGGCAAGCGTGACGTATGCTGGGTCTATCTCTGACCCTATCCATTCGCGGTGCAATCGTTCACAAGCCACTGCGGTAGTCCCAGACCCTAAGAACGGGTCATAGACAATATCATTAGGCTTTGTGAAGTATTCGACAAAGTACAGTGGCAACTCCACGGGGAATGTTGCGTGGTGCTCCCGGAACGACTCCTTCTTGTACCACGTTTGGATATTTGGGACATATCCATTGTCAGGGAAGTTGTGGTAGGCGAAGTTCCGGTTCCCATTCTCTCCGAGCATAAATACAAACTCGTGTCCGCTCGCGGTTCGACCGCGAGCGATTTGCGCAACAGCCTGCTTGTGCCAAACGAATATGTCTTTCATGTTCTCGCTGAACGTCTTATGGATGTCGTGAACCGCATATCGCGTTGTTTCCGTCCACTGAACGTTCCAGAAGACATACCGTGACACCCTAAGCGATTCCATAATCACCCTCCGGCAGAAATCCACGTATTCATCAGATGATAGGTTGTCGGAATACGCAGAATAAAATCTGTCCCCAATGGTTGATCTTGGATGACAACCCAAGGACTTTCCCCCCATGTTGTAGGGTGGGCTTGTTACAATCAGATCAATGGACTTGTCCTCCATCCGGCTCATGGTCTCAAGACAATCCTCGCAGTAGATTTTGCCGAGCATATCCTCGATCATTTGCATTCCTCATCTGCTCTGTGGTTACGGTTCGAGCGGGTCATGGCATCTGCCCTGCGGATTGCGTCGAGAATTACAAATGCCACTTGGGGGACGATTGCGTTTCCAAGCCCTGCGTCTCTGTCCACCCATCCCTGTAGCCCATCATTCTTTCGATCAATAAGGGGTTCACCACCCAATTCTTTGGAGATAGATTCTGTTTCCCAGTCAACCCAAGCTGCATGGCAACAATTTTTCCTGTAAGGCTGGATATTGTTTCCCAGGTTTCTTCCTTCCGTAAAGTTTGCTTGAGCGGTGAAGTCCCATCTGACTTCGTTGGGGTGGGCAACAATCCACACCCGCTCCCGTGTGTGTGGCGCACCAACGGCGCACGCCGAAACAACTTCCCACCACGCATCATACCCTGCCGCTGCCAGGTCACTAAGGGCCCTGTTAAAGAATCCCCCTCGTTCAGAACTAAGCAGATCTGGAACGTTCTCAAGGAGTGCGTATCTGGGTCGTACTGTGCGTATGGCTCTAACACACTCCCCCCACAAATCCCGCTCATCTGCACTTGCTCTACGTTTTCCTGCAAGACTATGGGGCTGGCATGGGAATCCCCCGGTGATGAGATCAGCCTGCCCTTCTGCCCAGTTGATTTTCGTGATGTCACCCAAGCACTCCGATTCTGGAAAATGTCTGTGATAAACTTTACACGCATACAGCTCAACCTCCGAGTGTCCTACGTTTTCATATTCTTCGCCCCACACCCAAGAGCATGCAAGGGCGAAACCACCAATGCCGGAAAAAAGATCAAGGTGTTTCACAGTCTCCGTCTGCTCTGTGGTTTCTGTTGCAACGGGTGCAGTGGATCACCAACTCGTGTGTATGCTGGCCGACCTTCGCCGCCGGCTTCTCGATTCTCGGAGCGAACGAATTGAAGTGCTTGAAGAACAGCCAGGCAGGCCAGCGACGTTGACTCCAACCTTCAAATTCATCAGCAAAGAAGTTCATCACATACGGCCTGATTTGTTCCTCTACAAGCTCACCGTTTAATACCCAGAACTCATGCGCCATCTTCGCATCCACGGGGGTGATGCAGTAGAACCCGCCGAACTTCTCCTCATATAGACTCTTAAACACGCGACACATTTCGTAGTGAGCTATTCTTGATTTTGGCACTCTTTCCTCCACTCATGCACCTTGTGAACAACGGGTGGGCGTTTGCTTTTATCCACAACCTGCAGCACTCTCAGTACTGCCCGCACGCGATCGATCTGTTCAATGTTAAGTTTAAGTGACGACTCCACCCCATACTCCTTTTCAATAAACCCCAAAACCTCCTCATGTGTAACGCCTCGCTTACGAGCCAAGGCATACATTGACCGTACCCGCCTACTGATCAAATCCTCCATGCTCGCTGTCATGTGTTCCTTTTTCCCATAGTCCGGACTTGCTCTTTTCTTGGATACGAGTCCGAGGCGAATCCCGAAAAGATGCTGACTTTTATTTGAGGCGGCTATCGCGATTCAGTCTGTCGTGTTGGTTATAAACCCAGAATCGCCGCGATTCCAAGTTTACGGGAGAGCAAGTCCGGCTAAGAAAGAGAACCCGTCACAACAAACCTCTTCATGTTATACCTCGCGTCCGGCAACTCCACGGATTGAGTCAGAGACGAATCTGTACCGGCACGTTGAGCACATTTCGATCCTTTTGATTTGGGCGATCTCATTCCCATAACGAAAGCGGCACGACCCTGAATGAGCCGTGCCGCGTAAAAATAGTGAGCCCCGATGAACCGTCCGTCCGATAGGGAAACACCGTCACGTGAAAGGAAGACGGGGCGAACGGCTCGCCGGGGCACAATATGTTGAATCTCGTTTCCCATGACTTCCTTTCTCCCTACATGATACGAAAAAAGGGGCGCACTTGTCAAGGACTATTTTCCCGCCGTCCACTGCCACACCAGATACGCGAGTACAGCTTCAACGACGAAGATCGTGACGAATAGCGGCCAGCGATCCCAGGCCCACCCGCCTCCCGGCTTGTGGTAGAGACCGTCTATGGCCAGGTGCAACCGAATCGGCGGCAGGAACGAAATGGCCAGGTCTCCTCGGTGCCACCTGCCGTATGTCTGCCATCTATCCCCCTGGACGTTCCCCACGGCCCCCGCCACGTCGGGCAACATCCCGAGGATCCCGCCGACAATGCCGATCACCCTCGAGGTTTGATTGTCGCACCCGGAGAGCTTCGCAACGCTCGCAGAAAGGGCGAACCCCGATAGGCCATGTCCCACGGTCACATCCGCGCGGAGAGGAAGGGCTAGCAGGCAAAGGGCTATAACCGCGAGTGCTTTCATTTCGCCCTCCTGTCCGGCAACCCCGCAGCTGCGATCAACCCCACGGGGCCGAAGAACAGGCCCGCCATGAACCAGGTGGTCTTGTCAAACCCCTTCACGCCGGCGAGTGCCCCGGAGAGACCTCCGCAGGCAACCCAGAGGACTGCGTAAACGATCAGGTTAACGGTTGCGTTGATGTCAGTCATGGATTGTTCTCCTCATTTGTCCGTGAACACCTTACCGCACTTCTCGCAATGCCAGATCGGACGGCGGCCCTCCGATGTGTAACCTACCAGCTTACGGTCAAGGTGTGGGCAGGGCTTTGGCTCGGGCTTGGGCTTTTTCATTTGAACTCCACGCAGGATATACGCCTCTTGGCTATCTCTACGTACTCAAGCTCTTTCTCGATCCCGATAAAGCGGAAGCCCTCCAAAGCTGCGGCTTTCCCCGTTGAACCCGAACCACAGAACGGATCGAGCACGAGCCCACCGGGGGGTGTGACGAGTCGGCAAAGGTAGCGCATGAGGGCAATCGGTTTGACGGTTGGGTGGTGATTGTGCCTAATCGTTTCAGGGAAGCCGCCTTCCTTCATTGACTTTTCACCTGTCCCGTTTGCCGTTCTCATGTGCGCTGGCTTCGTGACTAATTCCATCCCCTCACACCCTTCGTCCCTATCGGCCTTCGACGCTTTGGCACAGTAAAAGAATCGGGCCGCGGAGCCAGAGTCGGCGAAGTTGAACGGTACCTGTGGTCTATTTGAGGTTTGCCCAAATTTTGTGTTGGTAGTTATCGGATTTATTCCCCCCGTACTTTTGCTCTGAGGAAACAACTCCAGTACTTCGTCCGAGCCGTCGTGGATCAGATTGGCAGCCCAACGGCCAGACTTATGGTATTGGACAGATTCATAATTGCACTTCAATCCGAAGTCCCCGACATATCCCCTGCCAGCAACCGGCCCCCTTGTACTATTCTTTGCCGCCACCCTATCCTGCTCGGATACACCCACTCTGCATCCGTCTATGTTCAAAGCTCCGCATCCCCACTTCTGGACGTTCTCCGCAACCGTGCCCTCTATCGGCTTCCTTGCGAGTATGATCGGCTCCCATGCGGGCTTTAGGGCTGTGCCCCATCCCTCCCACGCAGAAGTACCTCTGGTAATTTTCATTTTGCCTTGTCTGTCCACGTCCCCGCCGAAAACACTGTTCCCTTCGTACCCATAACTTTGCAATTTTCTAACTTCTCCCAAGACTTCCCTATTGTTGCCCTGCGACTTGTCAACGGCCTTGCCCACATCGTGAGATTTCGGAAACCCCGACCCGTACACCCACATCACCGTATCCCTGATCTCCCACCCTGCATCCTCAATCGCACAAGCGAGTCTGTGAAATGTCCTTGTACCTCCGAAAGCCAGCAGGTGACACCCCGGCTTAGCTACTCTCAACGCCTCAAGCCAGAAGTGAACGCCTGGGATACTATGGTCCCAGTCCTTGCCCATGAACTTCAGGCCATAAGGCGGATCTGTAATTATCGCATCCACGGGGTTATCCGCAAGCGTAGGCATGATCTCAAGGCAGTCGCCGTGTAGGATCACCTCAGCACCTCCACCGCCACGCCGTAGGGCGAGAGCCGCGTACCGTCAACCCTCACCTCTTTACGGTCCATCAACTCACGAACTCTACCTGTGACTATGTTGATCGGAAGTCCGGTGGCTTCGGAAATCTCCCGCCGTGTGGCTCCGCCTGAAGCACGGATGAACGCAAGGACTTTCTCCGCGTTCGATTGGTTTGCTTTCTTCGCGCCGTCTATTGAGCTGCGGTTCCACTGGTACGGAGCGTGAGGCGGAAGGTCAAAGAGATTTGTCTGCATTTTTGTCAATCCTTTCCCTGAACTTCTTTGCTCTGTCCGTGAACTGTCCCATTTGTTCGTAATACTCATGCAGGGCGAATCCTTCGAGCGTGTTCCTCTCACGGTCGGTCAACTCGACAATCAACAGCTCGAGTATCTCCGCCGTCTGAGCTGTCGGGTCTACCTCTGCCCTGACTTTCACCCGGAGCGTTGTCTCGAATTCAATCACCATCGAGGTCTCCGAAGAAGTCCGATCCTACACATTCGGAGTGGACCAACACGCCGTCCGTGTTCTCGTCCGTGTTCTCGTCGGTCAACACGGCCCCGCAAAGCGGGCAGTAGTAGACATTCTCCTCTCCGGGGTCACGGTAGCGACCGAGGGTGAGACAGCGAGGGTCGGATAGGGGTATGGATGAGTAGGTCATGGCTTCACCTCCAACACGGCCCTCTTGACTGCCGCGTATTCCTCTTCTGTGAGTTCGACGGCCAAGACTTCTCGCTCAACGGTCTCAGGGAATACATCATTCCCGTATACGTTTAAGTTGCGCTGCCCTGCCTTCGGGTGCGGCTCTATCCTTGTCACAACAAGCTTGATCATCATGGCTTGCCTCCGTATTGTTTTTGGTACCACTCAACGACCTCCTGTGGGGAGCTTACACACCAAAACCCTAGGGCGGGGATGACGATTCCGGGGAAGACAAGCAACATGCCGATGCCGACATGCAGCTCTATCGCTACGATTGCAAGCGCAAAGTACACGACCAGAATGAGAATCCCGATCACACCGACAGTCTTTGGATCGTTCATGCCTTCCTCCCGTTCTTCTGTTCGTTGAAGTATATATACTTCAACGAATGATTGTGAGTGTAACATCATGTTTGTCGCGCATCTTGTCCTCAAAGAGCTTCCACTTTATGCGCCAGTCCCGCGTCTCAAAACCCTTCACCTCGACATATTCAATCGTGCCATCGTTGTGCTCAACGCGGAAGTCTACGTGGTAGTCGCAAATATGTCCGCCATTCTCTCCGTAGAGCTCAATCTTCACCTGACGCGCCCAGTCCTTGATGTCCCCCGCCTTCTTTCGCAGTTCAAGATCACGAGCGTACTTCGCTTCTTTGATTGAATGATAGGTATACCCGCCCGCGTCCTGCGGCTTGTTCCTGTACTTCGTCCGCGTCTTAGCGTATTTCCATTTCTTTTCGCGGTACATTTAGAAATCCATGTCGTTAGGATCGGGGAGTATGTAGCCCTCTTCAGCCCACAACCTCTTCTTCTCATCGAGCATCTCAGTAAACTCATCTAGGGGCATATCATGCGTGGTGCGTGGAACACTGACCTCAATCAACTCGCCGGTCTTTGGGTTTGTCCGGGTCAGATGCTCCGGGTTGATTCTCCCCTTGTCGTATTCGTGGACGGCTTCGGGTGTCCAGCCAAGCTCCCTACCGATCATTGTGTTATACAACCAAAGCAGGGCGTTCTGTCTCAGCGTCCGTGTGGATTTTTGGACAGTCACCATTACGTCCTCGCCCTCACGGAACTCGCGCTTGAGCCAAGCGTCAAAGTGCTCGCGCTTCTTGAACCGGACCGTTCCGTTCTCAAATCTGCCAGATGCTAAAACTCGTTTGCTCATTGTCGTTTCCTTTTTCAGGTACGGGGCGGGGCACGCTCTCCCGCCCCACGCTGCCACCAACAGCGTCCTGATGTGAAGGCCGGGGCGCGAGGGAGGAACTCGCTTGCTCCGCAAGTGTTGCGGAGTGCCCCGGCGAATTACTTAGAACGGGAGATCCTTCTCCGCCTGTGACTTCGGTGCGCGGGCACGAATCCCGCCGACGATCTGGCCCATGTAGTCCACCGTGTCATCCCAGTACAAAACGATAGACTTCCCCATCCAGTCATCCGTGTTGTCGGAGCCGGTGATCTTTTCGATCAGCTTGATGTTCGTGTTGTTCAAAGACATTCCCTTTTCGGTTTCGGTGAAGTGGATCACCCACCTCGATTCCTCTTCGGGTTTGCCTTCGTTGAACGTCACCAATTCAACGTTCTTGATTGTGTAAAGCTGCCCTACGCCGATGTCTCCCCTTTTGAGAAACCGTGAGGGGATCATTTCAGAAGTTCTGGGCATCCTTTGCCTCCGTTGGTATTGTGATTGTGAGTTCCTGTGGATAGTCTTTTTGTTTGGGGCTTACGCCGTCGTTCTCCGCATGCCAGATTTTCTTGGCTGCAAGGAACAGATCGTACTGATCGTCTATCTCCGTGAACTTGTACAGCTTCTTGTTCCGGCGATAGCCCACCTGGAGAATCGCTCCATGCTGAGACTCCCCCTGCGGCGTATGCCTGTAGGCGGAAATCTGCAGCTCGTGCTCACGCCAGACGTTCTGACCCGTTTTGATGTCAATGAGCCAAACCTCTCCCCCGATCTCCGCCTTCAAGTCAATCGTTCCTGCGTAGACCTCCTGTTCGTTATAGCAGACGGTTTCAATCGCGAGAATCTTCGGGTTCGTCTCTTTGTGCCATGCGTGGTACGCCATGACACATTCGTACTCCTCAACGGAGAGTTCCGAGAATGTGTCCGTATCCCCTACGGGGAAGGTGTCCCCCATTTTGACCTTGCCCGTTTCGAGCAGTTGTTCAATCGCCCGGTGGACTCTCCGGCCTTTCTCCCCGGCTGAATCGCGGATCGCAAGGGCTTCGTCCCATCCTTTCGAGGCCAGCCATTTGAAGTATTCAATGCCCTTCGGATAAGACCCTGCGATCCACGTCACGGAAGGGAATAGCTTTTCATCGGACTCTCGGAGATAGAATCTTTCGTCGAGCGTTGTGATCTGTACCCACCCGTTCTCTTTTGTCTTGCGGAGTTCGATCTTCACTTTGCACCTCCGTTCATTACCGCCCGGAGAATCTGCCCCGACTCAAGGCCGTTCTCGCAGGCGTAGCGAATATTCCATTTTTCCACCGGCTCAAGCTCGAAACGACAATCAGGGCACAACACGGAATCCGGGTCGTCGTCCGGGATCGTGTCGTCCGATTCGTACACGTCGTGGCATTGCGGGTTCTGGCATACCGCCTCGTTCGGTTCGTCAGGCGTGACGTGGCTCTTGGCAAACTTCATTACGTTATACTCCCTGCCAAGCCGTCGTTCAACTTCGTCGTGTGTCATTGTGTCGCCTCCGTTTCTTTTTCGATCATGCGCTGCAAGAAAGCCGCTAGGACTTTTAGGGGCGTTTCACCCCAAACGACAACGCCCGCGGCGGGGTCGCTAACCTTACTCGACGTTATGCACCACTGCGGGTATTTATACGAGGCCAACTCGTATGTGACCGAAAGATTCAGGTCTGTCGGCGTTACGATCCTTGCGGCAGCGTACAACTCTTCGTGTGTCATTGTGTCCTCCTAGTTTAACGATGGCGTAGTGTCGAATTTGAGTCTGATGCTGAGAGACAGGAGCACCAGCTTGAAATGCTGGCAGGATAGCCAAAATGAAAATTCCTGGAGCTTGCGCTCGACCTCCTCCTCCGAGTCTTTCATCGTTTCCTCCGTGTTCCTATTGCGCGGCGCAATCTGTCGCTCGTCTCTGGATCTACCTCCGTACCTCGAAATCCGTACTTGAGCAAGAGCGCGACGAGAATCAGAGCGGCGAGTCCTACCACGATCCAGAACGTGAGGTCAAGTAATGCGGGTGTCACTTCGCCCTCCGGCCCCTGCGTATCACTTGCTCCATGTGCTCACTCCGGGCGGAGATGCAACACAGACTCCAGACGATCATCACTAGTCCGCCGACGATAACGCCTACGCCAAAACTGATAAACAGTTCCCAAAATTCACACGTCATGGCTTGTCCTCACTTCCCGATTTTGGCAAACAGTTCCACGTATGCGCGGTATTCCTCGATCTCCGCGTCCGAGTATCCATCTTTCCGGCCTAACGCCTCGCCCTTCTCCTGCCAGTCGTTGAATGTCATGCAATGACATCCTATCTGAATGTAACCGTGTTTGCAATTCGTCAGACTATGATGGGAGCCGACGATAAACAGCGGGGACGTTCCCCACGCATTGCCGTAGACCCACGCATCACCGTAGACCCGCGCATCACCGTAGACCCGCGCATTGCCGTAGACCCACGCATTGCCGTAGACCCACGCATCGCCGGAGACCAGCGCATTGCCGGAGACCCGCGCATTGCCGGAGACCTGCGCATCGCCGGAGACAATAGCGTTCCCCCCGACGTATGCGGACTCCTCTACTGTGGCAGCTTTGTATACCCACCCGCCCCCGTTGGGATGCTGGTGCCAGTCCGAGGGAGACCGATTACCTCCCATACGTTTGCTGAGTTCGTCAAAGGTCATGGCGTGTCCTCCTGCCGCCTGATGCACTTCTGAATATATTCTTCGGGCGTATCGCTCAACCCCAATGCTTCAACGCGGAGACGGGCGATCCTGAGAATGACATCCGCCGTTTTCTCGCGTTGACGTTGAGTGACTTCAACGCGGGTTGCGTTCGTAGGTTTCATGGCGTGTCCTCCTGCTGGATTGGTGGTAGGGTGACTCTGAGGCGGTAACGCTCTCTGCGTTTTCTCCGGCAGTCGGGGCACCAACCGTACCCGTCGCTTTTCTTCCCGCAGCGGGTACAGAGGCCGAGAACCTTGCGCTCGATCTGCCAGCGTCTTTGTCTACTGATCTTGTTTGCCATAGTCAACGGTAAAGAACATTTCGGGTATTGTCAAGAGCAAAGGGCGGATTAAGAAAAATTAATGTCGAGGTTTACATGACACCAGAATCAAAAGTCGTGCCAGAATCATGTACCCGACGTGGACATATTGAGGGGAGGTGTACAACTTATGGGTTAGGGGGAGATCGCCCGTCCTGCGCGATCCTGGGAAGGATTTAGGGTACCCTGCGAGTGGGTCGGTAGGCTTTCACAACCCGCCCGCTCCCGCCGTGTTTGTAGACCTGTTCCCACGTACCAGCCTGTACGGCGGCGTGCAAACGATCCTCAACGGCGCTCCGTTTTAGAGCAGGGAAAAATGGTAGACACTCAGCGATTGATTTAGCGTCCTCATCAAACACCCTCTCGTCGTGAGCCAATAGTCTCAAATCATCATCTATGGTCATCGCGTCCTCAATACGATGTTCGTGCATTCGTTCGTCGAAACTCGTCCTTCGTCGTGGTAGAGAACCGAATACCCCACTACCGGGGGCCACCTGTAGAGCCGGCCGCTCCAGACGTACTCAGAGCCCAGTGAAAACGGATCGGATATAGCCGGCAGCATCATCCACGTTTCGCCGTCAACATCCCTTTTCAGGCTCTGGTGATTGTGCCCCTGACAGATCAACCGATAGTCCTTGATCCCGGCCAGCTCTCCCCACCGATGAAGCCAGTTCGAAATGTACTCAAGCGTGGCAGTCGGTTGCGCGCGCGAGATTTCTCCATGAGTGAAAACCATGTCCCCGAATTGCCAGAGATACGTCAAACCGAGGGAGGTGTTTTCAATCCGGTGCTGGACTATCTCAATGTTCGGGAAGTAACACGCGAGATGAAGCAAGAGGTTTTGTTCGGTCAGAATCAGAAGCTCGGGGTCAGCGTCCAAGAGATTTTGTATCTTCTTCTCCGGTCTGTTGTCGTGGTTCCCTAGCATGATCTTGACCGTATGCCAGTGTTGAGACAGCCACTCCATACGGTAAAAGACCGCCCGGACTTCATCGCGGAAATTCCCCGGCTTCGGTTTTTTGAACCTCGACTTGGAGTAGTAGTCCCCCAGGTCTCCGGGGACTACGACCATTGCGGCCGTGTGATGATTCGCCAAAGCGTCTTGGTAGACATACTCTGCTGCATAGGGTTCGTGCGGATCGGATAGCACAAGAATCTCTCTGGGGTCAATAATAGGCGAGAACTTCGAGGGCGGCGGTACGTAAGGGTATGGGATTTGGAACGCCGCACAAAAAGCCTTCTCGCGCTCTTTGTGTAGTTCGTCAAACGTCATCCAGCGGCCTCTAGTTTGTGGAGGGGATTGGCGATGACTAAACGCACGTCTTCGCCGGCCTGGAGAGCAATTTCAACTTTCGAGAAAAGCGAGAGCAGGGCTTCACGGGACTTCCAGACAGACCTTTCTCCGCGTTCCTTGCCGACGAGAATACAGCCTTCAGTGTCTTCCGCGTCGTTCCCGGAGTGAATCCTGATTCCGGTAAACAAAGGGACATCCAGGACGTGAAGCATCGGCCGGCCGTATTTGGGAGAGTGGTCAATCGTGAGACGGTAGGTGGTGTCCCCCCAGATGCAAGTCTTTTTTCTGATCTTGTCGGGGTAGGGGCGGATAGGGTCTTCGAGTGTGAAACATTCAAACTCCCCGTCTATCCACATTCGACCGATGGTGCAAATGTCATCGGCCCACTCGCGAGTGAGGAGGATTTTCACCTTTTCTCCAAGGTCAAAGGGCTAGTGCCCCGATGAGAAAAGCCGCTACGGCGATCCACGAGGTCCAGAGCCAGTTCGTCGTTTCAAGGTACTCGTGGATTGTAACGATCTTCTCCCGGATGCTCACGGAGTCCGCCGTGACCCGCGTGAAAAAGTCCTGCGTAATTGGATCATGGAGAATCGAAAGCTCGCCCCGAAGTCTGATGCCGTCAGGTGAAACAGCCGACCAAGATTGATCCGAGGCTTTGGGCAGACATAGAAATCTCAGCGTCGAGTCCCGATTTTTCAAGGTAGCAACGAGCGAGTCAACCCTGCGTAGAGTCTCAGGGTTTTCCACCGTCCGGGCCGGGGCTGGATTAGGCCAAACTCTGACCGTATCAATCCGCCCCGGAATCTGGACGTAGGTAGTTTCTCGTGGGGCAGAAGCCGCCCGCTTTTCTGCGATGGTCTTGCCCCACTGGAAACACGCGACCCCAACGGCAACGATGAGGGCGAGGATCAACGCGCCCCACAGCAAGGATTGCTTCACTACTGCGGGCCGCTCTTCGTCACACCCGCCCTAAGAGCCGCACCGAACAAGGCGAGGAAGATGAAGTTGACGAGTTGCACGACCGTGCCGTCAGCCGGGATCACCTCGAGGGTGATGAGCACGTTGACAATCGCGCCGACGATGACGACGATGTAGGTCTTCCGCCCACGGAGCCATTCCAGAATTGCCTGCATAACAACCTCTCTATGTTGTTTTTTGATTTACAACCCTAACCACGATTTGACCGCCGCAAACATACCGCCACCCGAAATGCCTGACCCCACTCCGATGATCCATGCGATCTTCTTCGAGTTCCGGTTGACCTTCTCGCCCGTCTTTTGCACCGCGATCGCTATCTCTTCAAGCCTCTCGCAGTCATGCTCTCGGTGAGTCCTCAACACTCCAACTGCCGTGTTGACCTCGCCGATAGTAGTGAGAACCTTGTCCAGCTTTTCGTCCAATCGGGTATATGTGATCTGGGTCATTGGGCGTTTCCGTTTCATGGTTTTTCGTACGGTCCGACATCCGGAGCCGAGCCGTACAGTCTCGGGATGTATGCGTCTGAAACATGAGACCAAGTAGCTATGATATGGATTTCCACTCCCGCAGAAACCGTCACGGCCCCGGTCAAAAGTAGTCTATTGTTTGTGTAGTCTACAGAATCAATCTCCCGCCTATCGGTACCGATCAAAACCGAATCTCCCCGGTCGTAAGGACTCGCGCCCCAATCGTAGTGGAAATATCCTGCATCCCCGACAGTGACTGACGTTCCCGACGATCCACTTGCAACGAGAGTCAACGCTACGCCAGCATCCACGCAAGGCGAAGAAGCTGAAAGCTCAAACGACCTCGCCTCCCTAACAGAGTTAGAGTCCACCCAGAGCGGCGAAGCCTCGAAGTTTGTCGCCTCAAGCATTAATCCATGCGAAGCACCGGATTGCATCGTGGCTATGTACTGCGGGCCTCCGGGGTCACTCTCCCCTAGCGTGTCACCAACAGCACCGCCCCACATCAGATTATTTCTGAACGTATCGGGGACCAATATCCCGGCCTCTTGCCATTTCAGACATACGCCATGTGCTCGGTACGTGGTGAAGATGTTGTTGACAAAGACATCTCGTCCGAGAGAATCCTGATCCCCTGAATCGTTAATCAGATGCAACGCAGACATCTTCTCCGGTACGGTCATCACGCCGCCCATGAAAGCGTTATGGTAGTATCTATTGTTCCAGTTCACCCCTCCCCACGATTGGGTTGAAACAGAATTGGTTGCTTCGATATTAGTCGGAACGACCGTGGCCACCGAATCTCTATACCATTTGTTGAACCGATAGATACCGTTTCTTGACGTGCCCTCAAACGCAAGCCCGTCACGGTAGGTATTCGCTAACCCCGGAGAGTATCCGGTACAGGCTTCAAACATCACTCCGTTTGCATAGTCCGTTGAGCCGAATCCCACGTGAGAATCGTATGCTATGCAGTTCCGAACGATGTTTCTCGTTGTATGCCGCATGGAAATTTCATCCTGATTCGTCGCCGGACCCCTCGGCACGACAAAAGCAAAATGACTGACATGAACTGCCGTGTCCTGTTCAAGAATGTTGTAGTACGATGCCTGCCCGACAAAAAAACCCTCTCCCCTGTTTTCATCTGCCGTTATCGCCGTATCAAGTCTGTCAAGCCTGCATCTGAGTATCCGATTGTAGTTTGAACTGTCAAGTTCAACTGCATTCGCCGTCCCATAGGATAAAGGGTCATCGAATGTAGACCCTCCCCACAGCCGACAGGATTTTATCATGTTGTGATGAGCGTCTACGAGAGCCACAACCGGCCCGGTACACTCGGGTGAAGTCCTCAGCCTTAGCCCCTGGATGTAAACGTAATCCTGCCCCGACAAACTGACCGCACTGGTCGAGGTGTAGAGACTACAGACCTCCATGCCGTAGCTTGAAAACACCAACGGGTTTCCCTCGGCCCCTTCTCCCGAAGGCGCAAGTGCCACGGTGTACGTCCCTGCGCGCAGAAGCACCGTATCCCCCGCCCCGGCTGCTGCGAGAGCTGTTGTCAACTCTGCGTCGTCTGTAACGATGTAGTCCCCTGCGGTCAGGCTGTCCGGGTTTCCCGCCGATGCCTGACGGTTGACCCTGTGGCCGAAAATGATCTGACTGCACGCCAGAGACGGAAACATTAGCATCAGAATGAGCATGTGTTTCATCGTTGCCAAGTTCATTGCTTTACAAACGCCGTTACAGCCGTAAACCACAATTCGTTGCCGCTCGTCCAGGTGATCGTATTGTTTCCTGTCGTGGCGAGTTTGTACGCCCCTCCGCCGATTATGTTGTCTGCGTCGTGATATTCTTCCCAGTCCTCGGTGCTTGAGGTCGAAAGCGTGCCGCCGTTCACGAGCACAACGCCGTAGACAAGATCATCCGCCGTGCAACCTGTGGCTGTGATCGCAGGGCTTGTGCTTGTCCCCGACGTAGATGTTGCAGCGTAGGCCGGAGAGCTTGTCGATATGCCTGAATAGTTCGTCGCGCCTACGACCAGATCGGCAATCGCGCCGGAGAACGTAAACGCAAGAGTGTAATCCCCGATGTCGGGAGACACCAGATACCAAATTTGCACTCTCCAAATTGAAGGGTCGGTATCGTAGGAATCAACGGATTTTGTAAGAGCGTCGCTGTTGAACGTGACACCCGTAACCGCGTCTGCGTCTAACGTTGCGATCGCCACAATGAGTATCGTCGTTCCCGTTCCTGTTGTGTGGCTGAACGAATACGAAGATTGATATTGCGGCATCTCCGCCTGAGTCGTTGTGCCGACCTTCGCCCAAGCCGTCCCCGCAGCCGGAGTCCCCGAAAGAATAAAGTGCGCCGATGTCTGGGCGTAGGCCTGAACCGAAACGAAGAGCAGCATGAAAAACACAAGTCTTATGAGTCGTTTCATTGTTTGTGCCCCAGGACGATTGCCATGACGGTCTTGAACGCCGAAGTCACCGTAGGGAACGTGAGCCATACCGTCACACCTGCCGGGACGGTGGCCTGGTCGATGTTCGCGCCCGCCTGTTTTGTAACTGTCGTGTTGCTCGTTACCGTGGTCGTGTCTATCAACGTCCCCGCGCCTGAATAGTCCGTGCCGTAGGAAAGCTGGAACTTGACCTGCCGCCCAGTCCCCGCCATGCCGATATAGACAATGGTATCAATCACCACTCCCGTTGAATACCCTAATGGGATACGATAGTCCGTGTTGATGAGGACAGAATCCGTTCCCACCCCGCCCTGCATGAGAATGGTGGATTTTAGGATCGCAGTGCTCAAGGCCGTATCCACGGAGTCTGAGAGGCGGAGGCCATGCTCTACTGTTGTGTAGTCGTTAGCGCGAGCAGAGGCAGTATCCGCAATCTGGGCCGCCACCTGAGCCACCGTTCTCAGTGTTGAGATTGCCTGATCTACAGAATCAGAAAGTTGTAGCCCATGCTCCACCGTAGTATAATCATTTGCCCTTGCAGCCACGGAGTCTGCAATCATGCCCGCCGCCGTTGCGGCAGAAATCCCGCCGGCTGAACGGTTGGAAATGTAGACCACACCCTGATGGGGTACGAGCATCTGAGTCGTGGAGTCTGCGGTTGCGAATCCGGCAGAGTCCATTTCGGCGGTCTCTATGTGTTGGTACTCCCCCGCTGCAACATCATAGACCAGTGTAGAGTTGGAATCCGGCCTCGAAGCGTTCACCGGTTTCCCCTGGATCGAGTCCGCGTTCTGTCCGTCCGAAGCCCCGGAGCCGCCAGTAGAGTCCGGTCTCCAGACGGGGCCACCGGCTGCGGTAGACCACTTAGGGACATAATCCGCCTGGCCTGTCCCCGTAACTTTCCCTTCGTACAGTGCGCCGGAGTAATTACGGATTGAGGTCGAATCCGCATTTTTGAGCAGGGCATTTTTGAGTGTTGTCGAGTCAGCATTTTTCAGATACAACGCACCCGAATAGTTTCTGATCGAAGTACTGTCTGCGTTCTTGAGCAGGGCGTTCTTGAGCGTCGTGGAATCAGACGGAACCAGATATGTTCCGGCGGGTTGATATGTCCCTGAGTGGTCATGCTCCACCGCCGAGTAGTCATCGAGGTACTCGTGCAAAATCCAGCTCGTGTCTGCTCGCATCATCCTCCCCGCCGAATCCCCGACCGCAAGATAGACTCCTGTGTGATTGTGCTCTGCCGTTGCAAAATCCCCGATGTAGTCATGCGTCATCACCCATGAGGTATCCGCGCGTTTCAGGACCGTGTTTGTGTCCGAGGGAACCAGATAGGTGCCTGCGTCCTGTTTCCCGGCTAGCAGCGTGTTGAGCGTCGTTCTCGTTACGTC